AAGACCCCTTCAGCCAATCGAACTAAGTCGATTTATAAAATCTTAGCGCCGCACGCCAAGAAGGTGATTCCATTATCTGGCACGCCTGCGCCCAACAACGCGTCGGAAATATTCACCCACCTCAAATATCTAGCGCCGCATCTCATCACCCAGAAGAATGGCTTTGTGATGCAGCTGCATGACTTTGAGAACCGCTATTGCATTGTGGCTCAGCGCAAGTTCGCAGCATCGCAGCCTGTGCGGGTGATTATGGGCTCTCAGAATCTTGAGGAATTGAGAGAGCGCACGAAGGACTTCTTCTTTCGTAAGACAAAGAAGGAATGCCTTCCTGAGCTGCCGCCNCTGCAGTTCGTGACGCTGCCAATCAAGCCATCTCTTGAAGGGCTGACGCTNGTCAAAGAGCTCTCGGATATATTGAAAACAGGGATGTCAGACGATGAAGTCATTAAAGCTCTTCAGAGTTCTGATGAACACATCTCGAAGCTGCGCGCCGCGCTGGGTCTCGCCAAAGCGACAGCTGCAGCGCATTACATTCAAGGCTACTTGGCTGAAGGGACGCATAAGGTGCTGCTATATGCGCACCATATCAAAGTGATTGATTATCTCTACAAGACGCTTGCTGAGTTTAGCCCTGCAAAGATTGACGGGCGCGACTCAAGCGTCATGCGCGGCAAGGCAGTTGATGCTTTCTTGAATAACCCAAAGTGCAGGGTCTTCATCGGCAATAATGCAGCAGCAACTGGACTGACGCTCATCAACGAGAAGAACAGCTGCAGAGATGTTTTCTTCGTAGAGGCTGATTATACGCCTGGAAATAACCTGCAATTTGCAGCTCGCATTCACAGGATAGGACAGAAAGACGGCGTTCTCGCTCGTTACATGGTCGCCACTGGCACCATTGACGACAGAGTAATGGATATCATTGCGCGTAAAACTAACGAAATAGCAGAACTACTAGATGGAGCTAAAAAAGATGGCCAATATTGAAGTCACAATCACAGCAATCAACATGCGCGATTTCAAGCGTCAGCTGCAGGAATGGTGCGAAGAACTAGGCATCGTGCCTGAGATTGACCCTAACGACATTCTCGCAGCTGTTGACCTTGATTCCTTGCGTCAGCACCTGGAAGACCGCTTAGCAGAGCAGGGCTTCACCCTCGATATTAAGGCGATGCTCGATATGAAGATGATGATTGATGAGGTCGTTGAGGTGAAAGCCCCTAAAAAGGCTAGGAAAGAGAAGGCTCCTGAGTTAGTTTTGACGGTTGAGAAAGACGACCCAAAGCTGGAAGCTGTTAAGACGGCAGTGCTTGCGCAGCTTAAGGACATCTACTTAGCGCCAGGCGGCAAGGCACAGGTCGACGCTATTCTCAAACGGTATGGCGAAGGAGTGGGCAAAGTCCATGAAATCCCTGCCGATAAATTCCCAGCAATCGCAGAGGAGTTAAAGACCCATGAGCTTGATTGATGACATCGCCAAAGCGCTGAAAGAGTTCAAGGCAGATAAACCAAAGACTGAACCAGAACTCTTCCACGACTTCAGGACTGCAGAATACATGCAGAGAGTGCAACAGGACGCGGAGACAGCAGAGTGGCTACTCAAACACCCCGACCAAAACAACACAGTGAAGTGAAGCATGTCGATGCAGGACCATCATCAGCATCCCGCTGGATTGAATGCCCTGCATCGGTAACGCTAACGCGAGGCGTTGAGCGTAAGTCATCAGAATACGCAAGAGAAGGCACAGCAGCGCATGCCGTTGCTGAGCTGATGATTGCAGGGAAGGAAATCCCTGTTCTCATCGAGGTTGATGGCGAGGAAATTCTCATCAACGAGGAGATGATTGAGCATGCGCAGTCTTATGCAAACTTTGCTGAGATGCTGCGTGATGGCGCTGATATCTTTGCTGTTGAGCGTCGCGTTTCTCTTGATTGGTATTATGACCCTGAGCCTATGCCTGAGCCTGTAGCAGGCACAGCTGACCTCTTAGCCTATAAGGCAGAGGCGCGTGAGCTGACTGTCGTCGACTTCAAATATGGTCGCGTCGATGTTGAGCCCACAAGCCCTCAGCTGCTGATTTATGCGTTAGGAGCTCTCGACCAGCTTGGCGAGATGCCACTGAAAATCCGTCTGGTTATCGTGCAGCCACGAAGCCTGACAGAACCAGTGAAGTCTCATGTAATTTTACTATCGGAGCTGACGAGATGGGCGAAGGATGTTTTAGAGCCAGCAATCAAACGCATTGGCGCAGGAGATACATCAGAAAAACCAGGAGACCACTGCAAGTTCTGCGTGCGCATGGCAGAGTGTGGAGCTCTTCACAACAAAGCGTTGGAGACAGCACAGATGACCTTCAAGCCAGCACCGCCAGCGCCCCAGGACCTAACGCCAGAACAGATTTCTTCTATTATGGACCAAGCAGAATTGATTTCTGCATGGATTTCAAAGGTGCGCTTGCACGCTGAGGAACTGCTGAAAAATGGCGCTGAAGTCCCTGGCTGGAAGCTCGTTGCTAAGCGCGGCATTCGTAAGTGGATGGATGAGGATTTAGCTGCAGCTGCGTTTGGTGAGATTGACGGCGCATTCAAGACTGAGCTGATTTCACCAACACAAATGGAAAAGATTTTAAAGAAAAACGGCATCGATGTGAAAGCATTGGAGCCCTTAGTCACCAAGGAGTCCTCTGGGACCACCTTAGTGAAAGAGACCGATAAAAGGGAAAAGGTAGATGCGTCCCCTTTGTCGGTCTTTAAGCCCGTTTTAGTCGGCTATGACGGTTGACTGAGACAATTATCCCAAGGAAGACAAAAAGGAACTTCTAAATGATTACACCTGAAGCAATATTATCTTTCCCCTCGCTGATTACTCCACGACCACGGTCTGAGGGTGGGCCAGAAGTCTATTCATGCTCGCTGCTTTTCTCTGCAGCTGCGCAGAAGACGCCTGAGTTTGCGAAGTTGAAGGCTGCTTGTGAAGCTGCAGCTAAAGAGCGCTTTGACGGCAAGGTGCCTGCAGGTCTGAAGCTGCCTTTCAGAGACGGCAGTGAGAAGGACTACGCTGGCTATGCTGGCACAGTCTATATTTCCCCTTGGTCAAAGCAGAAGCCTGGCATCGTTGATGAGAACGTCGAGCCTCTCTTAGACCTCGACCGTCTTTATCCTGGCGTCATCGTGCGCGCTGACATCAAGCCATTCGCTTGGGCTGTCTCAGGCAACAAAGGCGTCAGCTTCGGTCTCAATCATCTTCAAATCGTGCGCGATGGCGAACGCATGGATGGCAAGTCATCGCCGTCTTCTGTGTTTTCACCTGTTGGCGGCGACGACACACCATTCTGAGGAGTGCAATAATGAGTAATTTAAGCCCAAAAGTGCTTCTTCAGATGGCGCAGGATGTCATCGACGAAAGAGGCATGAACTATGGCGGCATTGAAGACAATTTTCAGCTCATTGCAGACCTTAGCTCTCTTCGCCTTGGTCGTCATATTCATCCTTATGAGATTGCTGTCATCATGGCTTGTGTCAAAAACGCTCGCAGTTTTTCGACTCCTGACCATTTAGACAGTCACATCGATGGCGCGAATTATGAGCTCTTCGCAGCAACATTTGCTGCTGATTATCTCAAGCAGAAGCGTGATGAAGGCTCTGTCGATATTTCATTCAAGAAAAAGACAGAGCTGAAAATTGCAGCTGCTGAAGAAATCAAACCGCCAAGAGGCTTGAAGCCGCTGCCGCGCACTGATGTGCAGGAAGCGATTCAAAACGCTCTTGGACGCTTGGAAGAATGATGTTGCCGCTGCTTTGCATCGTGTTGGCTTTGCTGCTTGTCAGCTTAGCCTTCACTGATGGCTGGCTGATGGTCGCCACTTATTCGGTCCTATCAGTCTCAACAGCGATGATGATTTATCTCACAGCCCTCAATCGGTAACCGCCAGAAAAAGTCATTTCCTCCCTTTCTGGCGGGACACTTGGCGGGGCGTAATTGCCCCGTCTTTTTTACGAGTGCAGCACATGAAATATGTCCTCTTAATTATTTATCTTTCGACCTCTGGGTCGAGCTGGGAAACGACGAAATATCGTGAAGCATTCGACTCAATGAAAGAGTGCGAATCCCGGCACATCACATGGAAGTTATCTCTCAAAACTCAATACATCTCAGGCCAGTGCTACTACCAGGGCAATAAACCGCTTCCTGGCGACTGCAAGGCATGGGGTGAATATTCGCGCAAATGGACGAGCTATTGCACGCTAAAGGGCAATGAAATCACCAAGCGCTGCGTCGATTTAGAGACGCCACCAGCTCCATACAATCAGTGCCAATAAAGGAAAGAAAATGCAGCTTATTCCGTACGCGGGTTATGAGCCCCCAAACCGCAAGAAAAAAGCAAGGCCACCAAAAGCTCGAAAGGCGCAGCCCTCAAGAGCACGCGTTGACTTTGTCCTGCCCTACCAGCCGACCCTATTCACCCCAGAGCAGAGGTTCAAAGTTCCCCCGATGCCTGACAGCCTCAAGGCTCTGATGTTCGATGTCTGCCTGACCTTCAGAATAACCCCCAATGACCTCGTTGGTCCTGGCAGGGCGAAAGAGCTTGTTAATGCCAGNAAGGCATTNGTCAAAAGAGCCAGGGACGAACTAGNTGCGAGCTTCCCGCGCATTGGCGACGCNATAAGGCGTGACCATACGACGGTAGTCTATAACTACTATGGGCGTCGGAGAATTAGGGCTCAGGAAACGGAATGACCTCGCCGCCTATATGGTCAAAGAGCGTGTCGATGATTTCATGGGCGCGCTCTTTTTTTAGGCCATCTTCCTTAATGGCCTTCTCCGTAATGAGGATAAAGAGCGCTGTGCGGAACTTCGCCCCGTCCCCGTCCAGCAGGTCCAAGAGGGGGAGAAGGTGCTTCTGAGCAAGGCTGACATGCTCGGCCATATCGTCAGGAGAATCAAAGAAGCGATACATGGCGCGGCTTATATATAAACTGAGGTGTGGCAGCAATGGTCAGCGAATCAATGGCAGACAAGAAGTAGGCNGCTCTTCGACGAAAACGCTAAATNATTGAAATTGATAGAATATGGCAGGCAACAAATGCGACTAAACGGACTATACCGATACCCGGTTAAGGGCAAATTGGTAGTCTCTGTCAGTTTAGTCGTTTTAGTTTAAATACAGCCTACTACAGCAAAAAGCCCCCGGCAGAGTGGACAAAAAACCC